GTGCGGCCCGCCCCAGGGGGAGGCCGCGGGGGGCGCCCCTCCGCCACGGCAATAGCACCCCCGTCGCCGTCCTCGCCGGCGGCGGCGTCGGATACGAACAGGCAGATGGCCTGGCCGTCATCAAGGCCGTCAAGACCGGTCGCGCCGGAGGGTGGGACCAGTACCGGGCCGACACTGCCGGCGCACCCATGGCGGTGATCTCATGAGCGACAGCGTGAACCACCCGGACCACTACACGCGCTGGCCCGTCGAAGCGGTCAACCTCACCGAGCGGGAAACATTCCTGATCGGCAACGTCCTGAAGTACGCGCTCCGCGCTGGCCTCAAGACTGACAACACGTACGGAGAAGACATGGCGAAGGCCTGCTGGTACGCGCGCCGGCACGTAGACAACATCGCCGCGCACGACTCCTGGCAGGCCGGCCTCGACTCGCTGCAAACGCACTTCACCGACGCGGACGCATACCTGGCCTCCCGGCGGGAAGACACCACGGAGATGCGTGACTTTCTGCGGAACCAGCTGTCCATCGTCTACTGCCAGGTCGAGAAGGAGGCGTGCGAAGCGTGGGACGCAACCTGAGATCCGCAAAAACTGCCGGCAGCCGGTTCGAGCGCCTCATCGCCGACCACCTCAATGACCGGCTGTGCGGCCTCAACGCCGACCGGCAAGTCAGAACCGGGGCACGCGACGCCGGAGACATTGCCGGCGTCCACCTCGCCGGGAAGCGCGTCGCCATTGAATGCAAAAACGTCACCCGGATGGACTTGCCTAAGTGGACACGGGAGGCGCATACTGAAGCAGACAACATCGGTGCTGCCGTCGGAGTTGTCGTCCACAAGCGACACGGGAACGGCAAACCCGAAGACCAGTGGGTGACCATGACGGTCGCCGACCTCACCACCATCATCAACCTCTTCAACGAAAGGAACGCCAATGGCAGCTGAGATCACCGTTACGGGGACGCTCACCAGGGACCCGGAGATCAAGTACGCACAGTCAGGCACCGCGATGCTGAAGATGGCCCTTGCCGCCACCAGACGCCAGCAGAACCGAGACACGAAGCAGTGGGAGGACGACGGCGACCCGCTGTACATCGACGTCACGTTCTTCGGTGACCGGGAGAACTACCTCGGCGACATCCTCTACAAGGGCGACCAGGTGTCCGTGGCCGGCGCGCTCGTCCGGCGCAACTGGGAGTCTAGCGACAAGTCCGGCGTGGCCCTCGAGGTGCGCTTCCCGAAGCTCCTCGGCTACATCAAGAAGGCCGACAAGGCCGGCGGCGTGCAGGCACTCGCCTCGACCACGTCCAACACGTTCGGCGCCCCGTTCTGATCGGTGCCCGGGTGGGGGGAAACCGACCGGGAGTACCCCCACCCGCCTCGCTACACGTAGACCCTTATAAAACGAAAGAAACAAGTCAATGGCTTCATTCGAGATCATGATCGCGTCCCAGCCGTCCTGCCAGCAGTGCAGGTCCTCGAAGCGGTACCTCACGAAGAACAACACCCCATACCTGGAGACGAAGTTCAAGGACGACGAGGCCGCGCAGGCTATCGCCGCCTCCAGCAACTACACGGCCGCGCCCGTCTGCTATGTCGTCGACAAGCGCACCGGCGACGTGCTTGCCCACTGGGCCGGGTTCAACATGTTCAAGCTTCGCCAGTGGGCGAACAACTACAAGGCGGGGGTTAGCAAGTGACCCCCCTGGATGAGGCGATCCTCGAGAACGACGCCCTGCCGCAGCATCAGCGGCGCACCAACCAGGCCATCGCCGACGAGTACGGCACCTCGGAGGCCGCCGTCAGGAGGCACAGGAAGGCCCTGAAGCGCCGCAGCGAGATGAGCAAGGGGGGTGTTGACGAGTACTTCGGCGTGCCCGTGGAAGCCATCACGGCCCGCGGGAAGACCGTCCGCTTGCAGGACGGGTCGTACGAGAAGATCACGTACAAGCCGGGCGCGATCGAGCGCAGCGAGGTTCAGGCGAAGCGGTTCGAGGACCTGGCCCCGATCTTCGCCGAGCCGGTCGTGGCGTCCGTGTCGCCGGCCGGCCAGGTGACGCTCGTGGTGGTTGTGTCAGACCTGCAGATCGGGAAGACAGACCGGGCTGGCGGCACCGAGGAGACGGTGCGACGCGTCCGCGCTGCCATCTCCCGGATCGCCGACTACGCCGGCGGGCAGTACCGGCGGGTCATCCTCGTTGACTGCGGCGACTCCACCGAGGGCTTCAGTAACACGGTCAGCCAGGCGCAGACCAACGACCTGCCACTCACTTACCAGATCCGCACCGCGCAGGCGCTACTTGCGGACGCGCTCCGATCCTTGGCGGGCGCAGCACCGGAGGTCACCTACGTGGCGGTGCCGTCGAACCACTGCCAGGTCCGCACCGGTGTCGGCCGCAGCAGCCGGGCTTCGTTCCCCGGGGACGACTACGGCCTGCTGATCGCCGACAACATCCGGCAGATCGTCGAGGGCCGTGCCGGCTACGAGCATGTTCGGTTTGAGACACCGGAGAAGCGGCTGGAGTCACTGACCGTGCGCGCCGCCGACGGAACGGTCATGGGCGTCACTCACGGGCACGCCGCCGGGTCGAAGAGTCGGGTCGCGGATTGGTTCCGCGGGCAGGCGTTCGGCTGTGTCGCAGGCATGCAGGACGCCAGGGTGCTGCTGCACGGCCACTGGCACTCCTTCTCAGTGCAGACAGTGGGGGACAGCAGGCAGATCATCTGCGCGCCGACGATAGACCCGGGCAGTAGCTGGTTTCAGAATGCTAGCGGCGAGTCGTCCATGCCGCGGCTGCTGACGTTTGAGCTGGGCGGTGGCACGTCGTCCAGCTGGCGTCTCTGGTCCTGAGGTATCCTGACGCCGCGGTCCGCGGCATCCCTTGGCCCGCCCTTCCTCGCCCCTCATGGCGTACGGGGGGCGGGCCTTCCCCGTTGGTGGCGCAGCTCACGGCCATCGGGGTTGACAAGGTGAGACGGGAGAGGGCAGGATTGCTCCCGTCAGGCCAACAAGGAAGGGACACAACAATGAACGCGGCCACCGTCGCCCGGATCGCAGCCTGGAACGTCATCGCCGATCGGGAACTTCCCGCCGGCACCAAGGTTACCGTCAAAGACGGGTGGGCCACCATCCACCCCCGCGGCGGGCAGCCGGCCCACGTCCCCTACGGGCCCGCAGACACCATTGGCAGCCTCTACGACGCCCTCAAAGACGCCGCCCAGGCAGCCACACAGGACCCCCACTGAACGGCCGCCAGACGGCCTCCCATGACCTCAGAAAGGAACCCGAAATGATGTACCCCCACCAGCCCACCAAGCCGACCCCCATCGAGAACGTCTCCGCCGGCTCCCTCATCATCCGCGAAGGAGCCACCTGGAGGGTCGAATCCAACAAGCCGACCCCCGGCCGCCCCGCCTACCGGACCCTCACCCTCCGCGGCGGTCACGCAGGCGCCCAGAAAGGCTCCTACGCCACCGCTCCCGCCGGCTCCATCGTCATCGTCCGCACCAACTGAAAGGAACCCCCAATGCGTCACGCAGCCCCCCACACCGACCTCGACCGCAAGCTCAACCGCACAGGCGAGCTCATCTTCGCCGGCATCGCCTACGCCATAGCCGGCCTTACTGCCGGCCTCGTCACCCTCGGCTCAGCCCTCACCATCTGGGGCCTCTGGCAGTGGCTGGGGGTGAACTGAGATGACCCCCGCAGGAGTCATCTCAGAGGCCCTCACCATCATCGACGCGTGCGGCCTCGACAGGACCCAACTGAAAGTAGCGACCGGCCCCCGCGAAGCTGTCATCCGCAGAGGCCGGCGCCCATCAGGAACCCGAGTCACCCTCACCCGGCGCGGCATTACCTGGTATGTGACCGGCTGCGGCGTCAACTGGAAAGGCGCCAGCCGCCACTCCGCCGCCGCTCAGATCGCCCACATCCTCGAAACCGGCTGGCGGTGACGGCGGCGCCGGCGGCCTCGACTCCGGGGCAATCATCCTGATCAGAGACAACCCCCACCGTATAAGCCCAGCCGCATACTCTTCCAACCGAAACACCTGCACCCTGAGGCGGTGCGCTTCCTCCTCCGCGAGGTCGCGCGCCGCCTCAGCCTTCTCCCTGGACCGCTCTAGAGTGGCCACCCGCTCATTCAGAGACTTTGTGATCGCCTCCAACGCCTCCACTCGCCTGTCCGACGTCCGCTCCGCCTTCGCGAATAGCCAGCCCACCCATGACGCTACCGCCGCGACAGCAGCGCCAAACAGCTCGGCAGGGAGGGGGGGGAGATCGAGGTCATGCATGAGGCCAGTATGCGCGGCCAGCAGAGCGACGACACTCACGCCAGTGGGGCGTACATCATCGGCATGACCCGCTTCCCGCCGCCGCCGGCAGGAATGTTCGCGACCACTGTCTTGTTCGGCCACACCTCGACAGTCGCCCCGTCCGACGTGCCGTCCACCTTCAACAGTGGATAGCAGGTGCGCTGCGGCTTTGAGCCCCCCAGCACGCTGGGCGGGATCGTTGCGACACGCTTCTGCCCGACAGACGGCAACGTCACCGTGCCCCATTCCGACCGGGGCCCTACGCACAGGGCGTGCCCGGAGAGGGCTGCGATAAACGTGTCGGCGGGCGTCATGTCGCCAGAGAACACCTTCCACTCGGGCGCCGGCTCAGACGCCGGGCCGCCGGCCGCAGCCGGGCGGCGGGCACCCACCGCGTCAACCACTTGCAGCCACGCCGCCGCAGACTTCGGCCCCTCGTCCGGGCGCACATCGAAATCACCGTATTGGCCGATGTTCCACAGGCCGACGCCGTTCAGGCCGGACAGGGACGCGACGTCGGCGAACGCGGCCAGCTTCGCAGCTTTTGCGTCGTCCGACCTGTCGTTAAAGCCGACCTCCTCCAGGATGAAGGGCTTCCCAGCCTGCGTCGCGATCTGGGCGAGATTGCGGAACGCGGCGCCGGTTGGGGTGTCATACCCGTGGGCGGTGAAGACGTCCACTTCGGGCATGCGTGCCACCTGGTCGAACAGGTCGCCGTGCGCGTCCCGGCCGCGCCCGTCGGCGCCCAGGTGGATGAACCCCCCAGCCGCGATGGGGCCGTCGTAGCCGAGGCGGCGCACAGCCTCCACCTGCTGCAGCAGCGACCACAGGTATTGGTCCGCCGACCCGGCCTGCTGGACGGGGTTGTCGTCCCCCCACAGCACCATCGGCTCGCCCGCCAGGGCGACACAGTCCAACGTCGGGTAGTCCTGGTAGGAGACATTCGAGTCAGGGAAGTCCCTGCGCAGGACCTCGCGGAAGTAAGGGAGCCACTCCTGCCACGTCTTGTAGTACGGGTTCACCTTCTCCTTGATGAACAGGTTCCGCACGTAGGACAGGTCCAGCCAGAACCGGATGTTCGCGTCACGTGCCCACCGCACCTTCTGGTCGAGCTCGCCGAGCTTGTCGCCGCCGTTGTTCAACGCCTGGGCGGTGCCGTCGCCGAACAGGTCCGTGATCCGCATGTGGGTGACGCCCAGCTGCCTGGCGCGCTGCGCCCACAGCCTCCCGTCCGGGGCGCCGTTCGCCGACGCGATCACGCAGCCGCGCAACGCCTCGGCGCGCCGCCTCCTCTCCTCCGTGGGCCCCATAGTGGCCATACAAGACACCTCTTTGTCGGGTAGTAGTAACCTGCCGCACCCATGATCTCATGGGTGCGGCAGGTTACGGCGAGGGTCAACGGGCGGCGCCGAGGCTGATCACCCGGAAACGAGTGCCCGGGTAGACGCCGCCGTCGTAATGCCAGAACGGGTCCGTCCCATACGAGCCGCACGTGCTGTACGCGGCAGAGTGTGTGCCCGCCGGCACCTCCTGCTTCCACGACAGGTGATGAGTCATGAACGTCCGGTTGTACTGGATTTCCGTCTGCCACAGGCCGGCGTTGTCCAGGATGAACCCGAAGTAGTAGGAGCCGTTCGCCTTGTCCTTCGCTTCCTCGGAGCCGAAGTCAGAGTGGACAATGCTGACGCACACGTCCAGGCTGAACTCGAGCAGCGAGCGGATCGGCAGGTTGAAGCTAGTCTCCGCCCACCGGCGTGTCGTATGGTCACTGGTGGGGCGGCCGCGACCATTGGAGGCGTCAGTCTTGTCGACTAGCACGTCACAGAAACCGGCCACCGGCTGCAGCACGAACTGGTTGTTGGACCGGGTTCCGTCCGCCGAGTACAGGACGCCGGCGATCAGGAACATGGCCGGGTGGGCGGTCGAAACAACGCCGGCGGGCGCCTGCGCCAGGCGCGCCTGCGCCTCCGCAGGCGACGCACACCGGATGAACGTGCCAACCGAGTCTGCGTAGTCACCCCACGCGGACAGGATCGGATCGGACGCGGTCGGGACCTTCGCCCCATCCCAACGGGTAGTACTCATAGTCTCATCCTACTCAGTTCGAAATGTACATCGCCGACAAGCGCATGTTGTTGAGCTCGAGCCAGCCGTTCTCGGACCCCATGTCGGGGGTGCGGATCGCAAAGTGCCAGTACAAGCGGACGTTCGTGCGCAGCTGCATGAGCCCGGCGGCCGACACTTTCACGCCCCGCACGCCCGGCTCCAAGGTGACAGAGTTACCTACGGCCAGATCCCAGTTCCCTGCGGGGTTCAGCTCCACGAGCAGTGTCGTCCAGAGCGAGGAGTAGTGGCTGGACGCCGTCGCCTGGATGGTGACCCAGTACAGGCCGCTGTATACGGCCTGTGGAATGTTGTTCTTCCCGATGCGGAAATCCTGGGCGTCGTACTCGAACCACTCGGTGTCGTTCTGAAGTTTCCCCGGCCACCACTCCCAGTAGTTCCGCTGCAGGATACGCTGCTGGTTCGTTGTCCCGATAAAGTGGGGCGGCATGACCAACGATTTCAAGGGGCGCTGGTACTCCAGTTGGTTGGTGCCGGCCGCATACATCTGCCCGTTAGTGAAACGGAACCATGAGTTGGTCCCTTTGTCATCGGGCGCCGACTGACGGAACAGCAGGGAATTACCCTTCAGGCGGATCGTCGAGGTGTCGTACACCGTCCGATACCAAAGCTTCAGGTTCTTGAATGAAACGTTCGTCGGCGAATAGAGCGGGAAGATGCGCAAGTAGTAGCGCCGCGTCCCGGCGTCACCTTTTTTCCAGTTCGCGATACTGATCGTCTGCCAGCCGTCCAAGGTGCGGTTGCGGGACAGCTCGATGCCGTCACGCAGCAAGACTATCTCCATCTCTGATGTTCCACCCGTGTCGGCAATCCAGAAATCCAAGGTCGCATCGAACACGTCGCCATCCGGGAGATCCACATACGTTTCCCAGCAGGCGTTGTACGTAAAGTCCAAGCGCGACGTGTACTTCCCGGTCATCTCCGTGTCCGACGCAGACGTGATCGTGCACAGCCCGTCGTTGTCGGAGCCGCCGTACCGGTTCGCCCACACTCGCGTCATAGGGACTGCCTGGGAGTTCCAGTCGCCTTCGTCTGCGTCTACCGCCTTGTAGGGCAACCCCTTCTTGTTGAGGGACTCGGCGGACTCGGAGTACGCATACATGGACGACCCGACAATCTTGGACCCAAAGATGTTGTTGCCCTTCAGGTTGCCGACCACAGCATCGCCAGTAATGGTCGCCTTGCCGGCAGTCAGCATGTCCGTGGTCACGGACGCGAACGCTGCCAGCTTCGCCCACAACTCCTTCGACGCGTAGATCGCATCCGACGTCACCGACCCTGGCGCCAGCTTCGTGGCACCCACGGCCTCCGTCAGCGACACGAACGCCACCTCCGCGCGGCAGCCCGCCGTCGCAGACAACTGGAACATAGTCGACGTGACGTCAACGCCCGGAGACCAGGACCACTCCTCAGTCCGCCACCCGTAATCGTTCACCTTGTATACGGGCCGGCAGATTTCCTTCGCCGCAGCAGTGGCCACCAGCGCGCCGGCGTTACCGGAGTTATACCGGTACGTCATCCGCAGAACCCACCGCTTCCCCGCCGGGAACACGATCTTCTGTGTGGCCTGCGCCCACATCTTCGCGCCAGCAGCATTCACGAACCGGACGCCAGTCACCAGCGCGCCAGGCGCGCCCGACACGGTAGCGGCCAACGTGACCGCCTTCGTGTCCGACACCGTCCACACGGGCGACGGCGAAGACGCGAACAACGGCTCCCGCACCATGTTCTCCGGGTCCACAGACACCGAATGGGCCGCCACCGCGCCAAGGAACGCAGAGTCCGACGTAATCACATCGATCACAGCCTGCGGCATCTTCGCGCCCTGCGTCACCATCAACTTCGACACGGACAGCCCACCGATCTTCGCGTCAGTGATAGACGCGTCCGCGATCTGCGCGGTGCCAATAGAGGCGTCCGCGATCTGGGCGGCGCCGATCGCCTTGTCGCCAATGAAGTTGGAGCCGGCCTGGCTGAGCGTCCACACAGTACCGTTCCACACGTACGCCTGGCCGAGCTTCCCGTCGGCACCCTGCACCCACCACAGCGACCCGACAGTCTTACCCTGTCCGTCGGCCGGCAGGGGGGTGCGAGCCGCAATCGTGACCTTGCCGTCCAAGGATGACATCTTCGCGTTCGCCTGGTCGGCGGCGTTGCGGGCCCCCAACGCATCAGCGGTGGCCTTGTCGGCTTTCTCTGCAGCGCCCTGCGCGGCGGCGGCGGCACCGTTAGCCTTCTGCTTCGCGGCGGCGATAGCCTGCGCGGACGCATCCTGCTTGGCTTTGAGCGCCGAGTAGTCGGCTTGCGCTTTCTGCGCGTCGGCCTGCGCGGCCTTCGCCGCAGCCTGCGCACCGTCCGCGGTTGCTTTCACGGCGGTGGCGTTGGCATCGGCTTTCTTCGCCGCCGTGTCGGCGTCCGCGGCTTTCTGTGTCGCCGTCGCGGCGGCGTTGGCGGCGTCCCGCGCTTTCGTGTCCGCCTGCCCGGCGAGAGTCTGCGCGGCCTGCGCCAGCGACTTCGCCTCCTCGGCAAGAGCCACAGCTTTCGCGTTGTCACCGGAGTTCTTGATGGCGTCTTCAGCACGCTTCGCCGTCTCCGCGGCCTGCTGTGCGGTGGTCTTCGCGGCGTCCGCCACCGTGGCCGCATCCTTCGCAGCCTTGTCGGCGGCGGTGATGCGCCCGTCCAGGCCCTTCACACTGTCCTGCACGGTGCCGACGCTGGCGGCAGCGGATTCGGCTTTCGCCCTCGCTGTTGTCGCGTCGCGGGCAGCAGCGGCAGCGTCCTTCGCCGCAGCATCCGCCCGGTCCTTCACCTCCGCGGCGGCTTTCTTCGCGTCCACCGCGTTGTTCATCGCCTCCGCGATCTCCCGGCCGACAGGGCCGAGCCTCTCGACCTGGGTGCGTTCGTCACCGGGCTCGTCCTGCCCGTCAGTGATTGACAGCAGCGTGCCGTCAGGGTGCAAGCGGACAGTCACCATTGCGCCCTGCCACGTGTACAGGCCGGGCGTCTCCCCGGCGACGTACGTCTCCGGCTTGTCGTACGGCATGCCGACGCGCACCCACCCGGCCGGCAAGGTAGGGTCGGTCGCCGCCGTGTCAACGACACGACCTTTCACCCAACGAATCGTCGTGTCGCGACGCCGAGACGCCTGGCTGCCCTCACGAAGGGCCAGGTACAGGCTGCTATCACTCATGCGGTCTCCTCCCCTACAGGTGGCGGCGAGCCTCTCGTCCGATCACCGTCATTGTGCGCGACACGTCAGACAGTGAGCACGAGTAGCTCGTGACAATGATAGCAATCCACTCGCCCTCCTTGATTTCGAAGGCGAGGAGGTCGCCGATCTCGACGCGAGGGTCGAACGCCACCTCCACTTTCCACGAAGGCAGCCGGTCGCGAGCGTGGAACGCGTCCGCGTTCGCCTGCTCTACCATCTTCGACCAAGACTTGTCAGACGACAGGTCAGTAACCTTCGTCACCCGACCGTAGTGCTTCGGGTCATACGGGGCGCCGTAGTACTGCATGCCGATATGAAAGTCGTACGTGTAGTTCGACTTCCACCCAGTCGTCTTCCCCTTGTCGTCAACCTCGCGCTCCCAGCCAGGCCACAGGTTGTGCCTCCACTGCCAGGCGGTGTTCCGCGCGTTCTGATACAGCTCGTCCTTCTGCCCCCACGCCGACGTCGTGGGCTTACTCTCCCACAGCAGGTTCAGGGCCTCATCAACCTCAGTGTCATGCTCGGACCGCTTGATCGCATCAGCCCACGACTTGTTGCCGGACAGGGAGTAGGACTTCGTGCCGTCGCCCTTTGCGTTGATTTCGATCATGTTCGGCAGCCGGCCGGACGGATCCTCCGTCCGCTGCGCGTCCACGAGCAACCCAGACGACAGCGGGTACGTCTCGTCAGGCGTCTGCCAGTCCGCCCGGCGCGCGTACGCCTCGATCTTCCCGCCATACCCCATGCGCACGTCGGCGCCGCACGAGTCCGCCAGCATGATCACCGACGCCAGCCGGTTCGGCGGCATCTGCAAGGACGCCATCGGGGCCACGTTCCGCACCTTCGGGTCCACCCAAACGTACGTGTGCTCCGGGACCGGGTTCAGGCGACGCATCTCCGACAGCAGAGTGCCGCCCAGCCACGGCGAATGAGGGAACGGGAGCGGGTTCTCCTCCAGGTCCAGCAGCATGTCCTTCGCGGAAACGGTCGCCTCCTCCGGGTTCGCCGGTGACTCCACGATCCGGAAATGCCCGAACGGGATATCCCATCCCTCACCCTCGCGGGGGCGGATCTCCAGGACGGGGCACAACTCCTGCCCGTAGTTCGCCAACGGGTCGGTCGGTTCCTTCGCCGCCAACTGCCTGGGGGCGTTCAGCGTAAGCCTGGCCGGCGCAGACGGGGTCGAGTCGGTCTTCGTGCCGAGCTTCCCCCAGTCCAGCTGCACGTTGTAGACCGGAAGGTCCCGCCACTCGATCTTTCCGCCGTAGCGGACGTCCATGCGGACGCGCCACCGGGCCGGTCGGGCCATGTCGAACAGGGAAGGTCCGGGCCTCATGACGGCATCCCCGCCACAAAGTGGCACACGTCGTTGTACGTGCGCGCGGAGATGTCCGGAATGTCCGACGCGGACAGGTCTGCGACGCCGACCTCGGCGAACTCAACCGTTGGCAGCGGGTCGCCGTCGAGCAGCAGACATGGAGCAACCCAGTCGGCGCCGGCTTGAATTGTGGTCGTCGCTTTCATGAGCACCCAGCGGTTGGCGTCGGGTTTCCCACGCTCCTGCCGGTCAGGGTGGTCGAAGGAGCGCTTCGTGGCCTCGGAGCCTCTCCCGTTCGACAACCACAGGCCAACCGACACGTTCGACAGGTCCGGGTCGTTTCCGATGCGTCGCACGTACGCGGACACTTCCACCGTGTGGCCGACCGGCACCTGACGGAAGGCGGACGCGCCCGCCGTCGGGGTGACAGTACGCACGCCACCGCCGCGGGTCGGCCGGCCGTGCGGCGACCAGTTCTCAGAGATATCCCCGCCGAGCAGCTTGTCGTCCTCCGGGTGTGTGGTACCACCCCACAGGTAAGTGACGCTCCGCTTAATGTCACCGGCCGCGAGCTTCGCCTCCCAGTCAAGCCACTCACCCCAGGTGACGCACGGCGCCCACGAACCCATCCGGGTGCCGTACATGCCGAGCCACTGCTCTGTGTGACGAACCATTTCCGCCGGCCGTTCCGTCACAGACAACTCCCACTGGACTGTGCCTGCGACGTGCGACTCGGTCTGCTGGGCGGTCGCCTTCTGCACGGCAACCGCCCGGATCGGACGCACCGTACAGGACGGGATCGTGCACGCGTCGCCGTCGTGGGCGATGATCAGATAGCCCGGACGCTGCGTCAGCGCGCGGAGCGTCTCATAGTCCCTCTTGCCTTTCGTCCGGTACGTGATCGTGTACAGTAGCGGCTCGGCGGACTGGCCCCACCGGTCGAGCGTGCCCGCCGCCGTGGACAGGGTCGTCAGCCCGGCAGAGAAAGTCTCCTCGTTCGCTTCGACGATGTGCCCTTTGACGGCGACATGACCGGTCTCATCAGAGATGATGTCCGCGCCGATAGACGTGCGCACCGCAGTCGTGTCTGCGGCTCCGACCTGACTGTAGGTGGTTTCCTCGCCGATCGGCGCCAGCGGGTCGCTGATGCACTCCGAATCGGTTGGGTGCCAGATCAGCACCCGGTTGTCGTCAGACTTCACGTACACAGGGATAGCTGCGCCGCCCTCGGGGGAAGGGTTCGGCTGCAGAGACAACATCCCCGTGTGCCGCGCCGTGAACGCTTTCATCGTTGCCATGCGGTCATCTCCCCATCATCCGGTTCGCGGTGACGATGCGCCCGTCAGCGACGGACTTCATCCTGGTAGTCAGGGTAGTCTGCCCGTCCACTGTGAGTTCGAGGTTCATTCCGTCCATGGCCTTGCGGAGTTGCTTCACGGACACGGATCCGGACCCTGCGATCGCGGGGGCGGTTGCACCGGCCGCGCCGCCGTCAGCGAAACGCCTGGCGTCCATGTACTGGCGGATCTCCCCGTCGCGGATCATCTTCCGCAGTCGGTACACGGCGTCCTGCCCGCCAGTGGCGGCGACCTCGGCGGCGGGGAGGGCATGCTCGCCGTTCGGCCGCCACGCGGGGATGCACGCG